AAATACAAAAGGTTAAAGACCTTAACATATCAAAACATTACGACAATAACGAAGATGTTATTCAACAACTTGGTAATAGAGGTATTCAATTTAGTTGTTCTTGTTTGGACGATATAAGTAACACAGGACAAGAAATCTTTGCCATAATGGAAAAGTATAGCCTGATAGGTTTTATTGATGGTAACCCCGTATTTTCAACTCCTAATGAGGCAGAAATCTATGGTGAATCACTTGGTTGTAATGGACATCATAAACACATTGATGAAAATGGTAATGAGGTTTATATGGCTTGTGATGTTCACCCTAAAAAAGTTGAAGGTGAAATGTCTTTTGAATCGTATAATGACTATCCAGAGGAAGCGTCAGATAACGCTTGTAAAGTCCTTAAATGGATTGATGAGTATGGTAGAGACGAGGTTGATGGAATGAGTGAAACAGGACTTGCCAGAGCAAATCAATTATGTAATCGTGAAAACATTAGTGAAGAAACTATTGGTCGTATGGCTGCGTTTGAAAGACACAGGGAGAACTCAACCATCGCTGAAGAATACAAAGGAACGCCTTGGAAAGATAAGGGTTATGTTGCTTGGTTAGGTTGGGGTGGTGATGCCGGTGTTGAATGGGCAAGTAGAAAGTTAAAACAAATTAGAAAAGAAGAGTTTTCATTACAAGAATATTCTTTAGAGGAACTTGAAACGGTAAAGATGTTAAAGTTTTTATCTGATACAGATTATGAAAAGTTTGAGGCGATTGTTGGTTCAATGCGTGGAGCAACCGAACAAGAAATCTACAAAAGAAATCACAAGTCACCAACAATATATTTCAAGTATGAACGAGTATTATCAGGAGCACCTGATAGAGAATTCTGTTCATCAATAGAAAACAGATACTTTCGTAGATTAGAAATTGATTTATTGAGGGATACAAATGTAGAGTTTGGACACGAAGGTCAAGCATACTCAAAGTGGTTGTATAAGGGTGGTCCAAATTGTGTTCACGCTTGGAAGAAATACTTATTCCAAAACAAATCAAAATCAGATGAAGGGTTCGCAGAAGGTAAGGCAGGTATGCCACCAAAGTCAATGCCGAATAATGGATACTACTCACCAGAAACAAAAAGAAAATCAGAGGTTGCTTATATCGTATCCCAACAGAATATGTCTAAACAAATGTTTAAGGCAGACGATGAACAACGAATGATTTATACTCCACTTATGTTACCAAACATTCTTATTCCAAGAATTGAAAATGATGAAACATATTTCGTAAGATTTAAACCAGAAGTAATTGAAAAGATTAGAAATAAGTTTATGATTGAGGGTAGGTTAAGAGCCTCAAACCTTGAACATAGTGACCAAAAGTTTAATGATATTGTTATGGTTGAATCGTGGATTGTTACTGGTCCAATGGACAAAGTATATCAATTAGGATTTACAGAACAACAAGTTCCATTTGGTTCTTGGATTGGTGGTTATAAGATATTAGATACAGAAGAGGGTGATATGATTTGGAATGATTATATTAAGTCAGGAAAAGTTAAAGGTGCCAGTGTGGAGGGTGAGTTCTTATTAAAGTTCTACAAACAAGATTTTACACAAGAAGACATTATACTTGATGATATTATTAACATATTGAACCAAGTAAAATAGTTGTGTTTTTATATCACAACAAAACAAAAGTATATTTATTATACATAAACAATAAATTTAAATAATTTAAATTATGAACGCAAAACAAGCAATTGATAAAATCGCAGAATTGTTAAAATTTACATTCAAGGCTGAAAAATTCTATACAACAAAATTAGAAGATGGAACTGAAGTAACTAATAACCTAGACGAAGATTTGAAAATTGGTCAAGTATTGTATGTTGTAGGTGAATCAACACTTACACCGGCACCCGCTGGTTCGCATATAACTCGTGAAAATCTTAAGGTAACCGTTGATGCTGAATCAGTGATTATCGCAATTGAATCAGGTGACACCATCGCAGAAGATGCTGTTGAATCAAGTGCTGAAGAAATGGCAGAAGTAGGTAGTCCTGAATCAGGAATTACTGAAGAGCCAGCATCAGGAGTTGAAAGTGAAAACGATGGACTAGACAGATTATTAGGATTACTAGGTCCAATGATTGAGGAAATGACGAAAATGAAATCGGAAATGGAATCAATGAAAGGAAAAATGAGTGCTGATTTATTAGCATTAAAAAATGATTTCAATAGTTTTAAGAAATCACCAGAAAAGTTTTCTGTAATTGAAAAGAAAACTATGACTGAAACTTTTGAAGATTATAAGTTAGAACTTATTAAATCATTAAGAAAATAAACAATAAAAAAAACAAAAATTAATAAACATTATGGAAAAGAAAAAGTTTTCATTCAATTACGATTTAACAAACCTTCCTACATATAACTCATATGGTTCGGATATGTTAATCAAGGCAATTTTAGGATTAACATTACCTAAATATGCTACAATCAGACCTAACTTAAAAGGAACAACTGAAAAAGTAGGTTTTGTAACAAACGATGTTATCTTACAGGATTTATCTTGTGGATTTGACCCAACAGGTGATACAGTTCAGAACTTGGTTACCGTTGACTTATGTAATAAAAAAGTGAATCAACAATTATGTCCTTATAGTCTCTACGATACATACTTGAGTCAGTCATTAACTAATGCTAACTTTCAAGAAAATGTTCCATTTGAAGAGGTAATTTTAACAGATATTTCTAATAGAATTGCTAATCAAGTAGAAAAACAATTATGGCAAAACACAACTACAACTGGTGGAACTTATGGTTCGGCTTGTTTCGCTGGTGTTGGTCAATTAATTACATCAGGTAATGGTGCTACTCAAATCGCTTACACTGCTTCTACAGCATCAAACGGTTTAGATGTATTTTCTGCTATCTACCAAAACATTCCTGCGAATGTATTACACAGAGACGATTTAGTTATCTTCTGTTCTTACGCTAACTACAGAGCACTTGTTGCTTCTATGAGAAATAGTTCATTCGTGAATTTATTTACATTAGATAGTGCTGGTTCTACTAGTGGTGAAGAATGGTCATTAATGTTACCAGGTTCAAATGTAAGAGTAATTCCTACAGTTGGTCTTGATGGTGTTAATGCTTATTACGCAGGACCTGCTGGCTATTATATGGTTGGTATGAACAGCGAAATCATGACCGTTAAATCTATCTATGACCCATTTGAAGACATCGTTAAAATTCAAGCGCATGTTACTTATGGTTTAGGTATTTTTGATGTGGCATCTTTCTGTCTTTGTAAGTAATCAATAGTGTCGTAAGGCACATAAAAAAATAAAATTAAAATAAAAATATATTATGGCATCTTGTTATATTCAAACCGGATACACTTTAGATTGTAGAACAAGTTCTACAGGTGGTTTAAAAACTGCTTGGTTCTTGGGAGGAGTTGGAAGTGAAATCACTGGTTATACTACATCAAATGGAATGGTAACTGCTATTGGTGGAACTGGAACTTGGTTTCAATTCCAATTACCAAAGCAATCTGCTTCATTAACAGAAAACTTGGGTGTAAATACTACATCACAGTCGGTAACATTCCAACCTGAACTGGTTCTGAACTTACCGAAATTAGACACAACATTACGAGATGTTGTGGTGGATTTGGTTTCACAAAACGAAGTATATGCTCTTGTAGAAGACAACAACAACCGTTACTGGTTAGTGTTCCTTGATAATGGAGGAATTGTTTCTGCTAGTTCATTACAAACTGGTATGGCTTACACAGATTTAAATGGAGCATCTGCTCTTACTATTTCTGGTGGTGAACCTACATCAATTAGAGAAGTAGATGTAACTACTACTATCGCAGCGGTATTCACTGCGGGTGGTTTTACATTCCAATCTTAATAATTAAACTTAAAGGGGGAGTTAAATGCTCCCCTTTTATTAGCCAAAAAAAAGTATTATATGATTAAATGGGGAGGTAAAAATTGGAGACCTGGTAGTCCTGCTAAAAGACAACCAATCAATCAATCTATTGAAGAGTTAATGAAACCTTTGGGTGAAAAACTACACAAGGGTAATGTGTGGCAAGTGGTAATGAATGTTCCTGAACAAACATCTGCTCCTGATATTACTCCAAGTCCTACTCCAACGAATACTCAAACTCCGAGTGTTACACCAACAAATACAAACACTCCGACACCAACCATTACACCATCAGAAACAAGTGGAGCATGTTCGTTATATATACTTGGGGCTGGTGGTTCAGGCTCAAACTTTACTTGGATAAATTGTAATGGAACACCAGGAAGTATTTATCTACCTAATTCTGATACAACAGAAGTTTGTGGTAAAGATGGCACATTTACTTTTGATGGTGCGGGGTCAGCACTCAATATGGGACCTTGTCCTTCACCAACTCCGACACCAACAAACACATCTACACCTACTAATACAGTGACTCCTACTAAAACTACGACACCAACCGTAACTCCGACACCATCAAGAACTATTATAACAACAGGATTTACTACAACAACAACTTGGACTGCTCCAGCAGGTATAAGTTCAGTTACTGTTGAATGTTGGGGTGGTGGGGGAAGTGGTGGTCCGACAGCAGGAGCCTTAAGCCCTTCAACTGGTGGAGGCGGAGCTGGTGGAGCTTATGCTAAAAAAGTTTTAACTGTTATACCTGGTGTTAGTTATACTGTTACTGTCGGAACTGGTGGTCCATCACATATTGGATTTAATGGAATTCCAGGAAATCCATCTTGGTTTAGTGCGGCAACTGTTGTTTATGCTCAAGGAGGTGATGCGGGTAATAGTCCAATCTCTAGCGGTCAGCAGGGAGCAGGAGCCGTTGGTTCATCAAGTAGTTCAATAGGAGACCTTGTTAGAGCTGGTGGAAGTGGTGGAACAGGAAATGGTAGCACTTCTGGTGGCGGAGGAGGAGGTGCGGGAAGCTCAACAAATGGATTTAACGCAACTATTGGAACTGGTGGCTCGGGTGGAACAGGCAATCCTTCAACAGGAAATGGAGCTAATGGAGTTTCAACTGTTGGCACTGCGGGAAATACTGGTTCAATTTATGGTGGTGGTGGTTCTGGAGCAAAAAGCACAAACTCTGGTAGAGCATCAGGAGCTGGAGCTAATGGTTATTTACGATTAACATATTAATCTATGTATGTAGTTGATGGAATTGCGTTTGATGAATATTATGTTGAAAGTGTTTTATTAAACCTTATCAGTTGTGTTATTACATTAAATGTTATTTATCATAA